ATTGCTACCAACTCATTTTTGTCGCCACCAATCCACGCCAGCGTTGAGTTGCGACAGCTACGAGTCAAGACAGCATTAGATCGAGACAGCGAACCCGCGACTGGCTTGGATCGTATGTTCACGAAGCCTACAGCCACTTGGGTTGGTGTGGATTTTTCAGGGGAAAAAATTCTTTTCGTAAATTTCTGTCTGGGACAGGGGTATCCGGGGGTTTTTGTTTGGACGCGCACCACCCATATACACATTTCCCCACACTAAAATTCCCTATGCCGCTTCAAAAAAGCCGTAACGGTAGATTCATCGAACATTGACTTCAAAAAAAACGGGAGCTATTCTGTTAAGCAAACTTCAAAAATAAAAAAAATCAAATATGAAAATTTTAAAAGGTTCTGTAATTATATTTTTAATGGGAATGGGGATTTCTAACGTAGTCAGCCTATTCTTTAAATTTCCAGAATGGGAGTTTATTGCCTTGTGCGTAGTTGCCGGAATAGCAATAGAGCTAGTATTTGGAGATATTATCTACCAAAGGAAATAACTATGACAAAAACGATTACAATCGAAGACAGAAAAAACGAGCTGATCGACCGTATGGAGTGGAAGGAGGTTCGTTTCTGCCACGAATACTTGCTGGACCAGAATCCTTTTGAAGCCGCCAAGCGTGCTGGCTGGAGCGAGGAGGAAGCTCACGATAATTCTACGAGATTGATGGATGATGCCAATGCGATTTATTTGATTCATTCTCTTGCTGGAGCGCAGAACATCAAACTTGAGATGGATCAAGAGGATGATGTGGAGGAAGAGCGGGATGTGGATAAGAATTTTATCATCACGAGGTTGGCGAGGATTGCGGATTTTAATTCACAGACGATCAAGGAAGAATTTTTTACGAAGAGCGGCGATGTAATCTCGAAGACGAAGATGCGGGATCCTTCTGCTGCCATCAAGGCGTTGGAACTTTTAGGGAAAACGAAGGCGATGTTTATCGACAAAAAAGAAGTTGAAGTTGGAAAAGATATGGCGGATCTTATTCGTGAAGCCAGAGAGCGTGCCGGGATTATGCAGGCTCCGAAAATAATTAATGGAGAGGTGACTGATGAGTAAAAATGGAAATCCAGATATTGCGGCGGACTTGGTGCGGTTTCATTATGACCCGCTTGGGTTTGTGATGTATGCGTTTCGCTGGGGACAGGAAGATCTGAAAGGATTGGAGCCGGATGCTTGGCAGATTGAGGTGTTGCAGGATCTCGGTGATTCGTTGAAGCAGAAGCAGTTCAACGGCGTGGATCCGGTTTTACCGACACAGATTGCGGTGGCATCAGGTCATGGTATTGGGAAAAGCGCAATTGTGGCGTGGATTATTTTATGGGTGATGGCAACAAGACCGAAGTGCCGGGGAATTATTACTGCTTCGATTTTTGCTCAGTTGCAGACGAAGACTTGGGCGGAGTTGAAAAAATGGAAGGAGCGTTGCATCTTTGGCGATATGTTCGATATGAGCAATTCCAAGGGTTCGTTGGGTATCTGGCACGATTCTCCAAAGCTGAAACATAACTGGAGAGCGGACGGTCAGACTTGTAAAGAAGATAACTCGGAAGCCTTTGCGGGGTTGCACGCTATGGACTCAACGCCATTTTATATTTTTGACGAAGCATCTGCCGTGCCAGATAAAATCTGGGAAGTTGCAGAAGGTGGTTTGACAGATGGAGAGCCTATCTGGATTGTATTTGGAAACTACACCCGAAATACTGGAAGGTTCCACGAGTGCTTCACGAAATTCCGGCATCGCTGGATCATAAAGCAGATCGACAGTAGGACTTGCAGGTTCCCGAATAAGCAATACATCCAGCGAGCGATTGAAGATTATGGCGAAGATTCAGATTATGTTCGTACTCGTATTCGTGGGTTGCCACCCAGAGCTGCAAGCAACCAGCTAATTAAAAGCTCAGATATTTACTTGGCTCAGAGAAGAAATCCTGACATCCATCCATTTGATGCGAATGTGCTTGGGGTGGACATCGGTAGAGGTGGAGATGACCCTACGATTTTGCAGCCGAGACGAGGTAATGATGCGGTGTCAAGACCAGCAAGAGAAATCCGCACCAGAGATTTGATGGAAGTCGTTCGTGAGATTCAGGACTTTCACCGCCGGGAAAAATTTGATGCGATCTTTATTGATGCGACTGGTATCGGTGCTGGTGTTTATGATCGGTGTTTGCAGTTGGGACTTCCAGTGTGGGAAATTAACTTTGGTGCAAACGCTCCAGACAGGCAGTATTTCAACTATCGGGCTTACATCTACGGGCAGTTGAACGATGCGCTAAAAAGAAATCTTGCAATTCCTAAAGACGATGTTCATCTTGAAGAAGAATTGGTCGCTCAAGAATTTTATTATACCCAAAGAAGCAACCAGATTATTTTGTCGCCGAAAGATGACATTAGAAAATTATTGGGACGATCACCGGACAGATCAGATGCGCTTGCTCTTACTTACGCATTGCATATTGAGCCGGACAAGAATAGAAAATTTGATGAGGCAGATTCTCATCAATCAGATTACGATCCATTAAATAATAATTTTTGATTGCTTAAAAAAAACTGGTGGATTATTCTAAAAGAATGATCTACTTTTTTACCGAGGGGTCTATTACACATTTTGTTTTCATATTTGTTTTTTGTGTGATAGACTCCGATAACCTTTAACCTAAAAATTTGAGAATTATGTGCGGAGGAACTCCTAAAATCCCAACACCCCCAGCACCCCCACCACCCCCACCACCGCCACCTACGCCTATTGATCCGGCTGTTAAGCAAGCGAGATCTGACGAAACGGCTAGACTAAAGGCTGCAAGAGGTAGGCAGGGGACTATTGTAACAGGAGCATTAGGACTGGGTCAGCCAGCTAATACCGGAACGCAAAAACTTTCAGGATCTTAGAATGACTATAGAGCAACAAAGATCCCCAGAAGCATCTCTTATCTCGAAATTCCGCAAGAACCTTGAAGGTTTGAGATCGGAACGAGATAAGAGTTGGCTTCCCCACTGGAAGGAATTGAATATGTATGTCGAACCAAAGACAGGCAAATTCCTTTTATCCGACAAAAATGACGGATCGAAAAAAGATCAAAAGATTTACAACGGAAGAGGTCGTCTCGCTCTGCGAACTCTGACTTCCGGCATGATGTCCGGCACAACTTCACCATCAAGACCTTGGTTTAATTTGAAGGTTGCGGAAGAATTGATGCAAAACGTCAATGTAAGACGCTGGCTTGACGATGTTGAGCAAGCGATCTATTCATCTTTTGCCAGATCAAACCTCTACACCGAATTGCCAAAGCTCTACAAGAGTATGGCTCTATACGGCATCGGAGCAATGATGGCTCTTGAAGATTACGAAGACATCACCCGTTACTACACATTCTCTGTTGGGGAATTTTTTGTCGCCAATGATGAGCGTTTGAAAGTCGGAACTTTTGCGAGAGAGTATCAGATCAGTGTTGAGCAAGTGGTAAATGAATTTGGATGGGAAAATTGCAGCGATGAAGTAAAAAGAAAATACAATGCGAACGATCTATACACGCAGGTCGAGATCGTTCATATGATCCAGCGTAACGATGATCGTGATCCTGATTTAAAGGACACAAAAAATATGAAATACCGCAGTGTTCACTTTGAAAAGAACGCCAAGGATCCGGGCAAAGGTAATGATAAATTTTTGCACAAGTCAGGCTTCAAAAGATTTCCGGTATTTTGTCCACGCTGGGAAGTTGAATCAACTGACGACTACGGCACGGGTCCGGGTTGGGATGCTCTTGCGGATGTTAAGCAATTGCAAGTTGAGCAAAAAAGAAAATTGCAAGCGATTGATCGGATGGCGAATCCTCCGGTTGTGGCTCCTGCAACGATGATCGGAAAAAATACTTCAACACTTCCGGGCGGCGTTACTTATTCTGACGAGCGTGATTCTGGTAAAGGCTTGAGAGCCTTGTATCAAGTGGATCCACGCATCAACGAATTAATGCTTGATATTCGTGAAACAGAAGGTAGAATCAACGAGATATTTTTTGCAGATTTATTCTTGATGCTTTCGCAAACTGATCGCAGAGAAATTACTGCGAGAGAAATTGCTGAGAGACACGAAGAAAAATTACTTGCACTTGGTCCAGTTCTTGAAAGACTCAATGATGAGCTTCTTGACGATCTAGTTACAATGCAATTTGAAAGAATGTATGATGGAAGAATGTTGCCAAAAGCCCCTCCAGAGCTGCAAGGTGGAACAGTGAGGATTGAGTATATCTCCGTTCTGCATCAAGCTCAAAGATCCGTTGGAATTTCTGCTATTGACCAGTTGATTAATTTCGCTGGCGCAGTATCAAAAGTGAAACCGGAAATTTTGGACAAGATTAACGGCGATAAAATGCTTGACAAATATTCTGAATACCTAGGAACTCCTGCCTCAATATTAAATTCTGAGGAAGAAGTCCAAAATATCAGAGGTCAAAGAGCGCAACAACAGCAGGCACAGTTACAAGGACAGGCTGGATTAGTTGCATCCGAGATTGGCAAGAATTTGTCTGCTACCGATCTTGATAAAAACAACGCCTTGAAAGCAGTAGCTGAAAGGTTAGGACAGCAACAATCTTAATAATAATTTAACAGGAGTTTTATGACTACATATTCATCTACATTTTCAGCGGCGGGTCAGGTATCTTCTGCCTTGAAAGTCGCTAAAAATAAAATTTTTCAATACAGTTTATCAGCTACTTGGGGAACTGGTTCAGTTGTCCTTGAAAAAAAAGTTGGTGCAAACGGCTGGAAGGCTGTTAGTGATGTTCATACTGCGAATAGATCTTTAGCTCCAATTGATAATCTTGGAGAAGGCGAATACAGATTGCGGTGTGTCAGCTATCAAAACACAATCACCTATGTTCTTGGTGATGCGGTATCTAGCTTTTACACTCGTTTCTTACCCGGTCAAACTGGTAAAGCCGGAACAACTGCTGGTTGGGTTCCGGGAGCAGGAAATAACATTTCTCTCGCAACTCTTCCTGCTGGCGTTACTGCTGGAACCTTGGTTATCCCGGTTACAGGATTAAAAGTTGGCGATATTATCAGCGGATTTTATGCCGTTGGTCAAGTCGAATCTGCTGGTAACACAGCCTCGATTACAGTCGAGTTAAGAAAAATGACCGCTGCCGCAGCCGATGTTTCTGATGCAAGCGTTGGAACAACTGGCGCAGTTTCATTTACTGCTGATGCCATTATGAGTTCTGCTAATGTGGCACAAACTTTATCTGCACCTGAGACTGTTGGCGATGATGGGTCATACTATTTCTTAGTATCTGGAACTACTGCCGCTCTTACAGACATCGCTTTACAGGGCATTGGAATTAAAATAACTAAAGCATAATGGAAAACGAAAAAACAAATATTAAAGACAGCATCCTTCCAGCCAAACAGGCGAAGAAGGACGCTGATCGCAACAAAAAAGTCGAAGAGGCTTATAAAAAAATTCTTGCAACTGAGGAAGGAAAGACTGTATTATGGGATTTGCTTTCTTATGCGGAAATTTACGGTGATGCTTTTACTGGTAATAGCAGCACTTTTTATAAACTAGGCACGCAGCGAGTAGGAAAAAGAATCATTGAGAGAATCAATGCCTCAGATCCGAAAGCGTATGCCAAATTACTATTAGAATATAATGACAACTGAAGCTCAAAATAACACTGATGTTGCGGCTGCTGATTCTAACAAACAAGTCGGGTCAGAAAGCCAAAGCGATAGTTCCCAAACTAACGCACAACCGGAGTCTAAAACTACTCCTGAATCTAACTTAGAGGTAAAGTCAAACGAAGAAAAAAAGGGAGACGAATCTGATAAGCCTAAAACCGAAGTAAAGCCTGAGGACAAAAAACCTGAGGACGAAAAAGAGGTAAAGGACGATAAGGATGAAGAAGATGAGGTTGATCGTGACTATAGCAAGCTGACTTTTAAAGATCCTGAAAATATTGACCAAGATCTTTTGAAAGAAGCAACCGAGGTTTTTGGAGAATCAAAACTTTCTGTTGAACAGGCTCAAAAGCTAATTCAATTGCAAGAAAAATTCCTTGAAAAAACTCACGCTAGATACCACGAACAGGTTGATGGCTGGATCAAAGAAGGGAAAAAGGATCCTGAATTTGGAGGTAAAGATTACGAAAAGAATATGGCAGCCGTTAATAAGGCTTTCACGACTTACGGATCTGAGTCTCTAGGTAAATTCTTGGATGACTATCGTTTCGGCGACCATCCTGAGGTAATTAGAATGTTCTATCGTATAGGGCAAACGCTTACAGAGGATTCTAAGGCTGGGGCAGGAATTGGAAAAAAACCATCTTCGGATGGAAAAACTTTGGCTGAGAGGATGTATCCTAACAGTCCGAGTAGTGGTCAATTTTAACAACTTTATTAAGGAAAAAATATGTCAACTTTAGCACAAACTAAACTAACTTACAGGGACATTGCAAGCCGTGTAGATCCTACTGGGTCAGTTGCCGACATCGTGGAGTTGTTGGCTCAGGTAAATCCAATTCTTGAGGACGCAGTTGTCCTTGAATCGAATATGGATTCTGCTCACAAAACTACCATTAGAACCGGCATCCCTTCTCCAACTTGGAGAAAATTTAACCAAGGTGTTGCTCAAAGCAAGTCAGTGACTCAACAAGTCGTTGACTCTATGGGTATGCTTGAAGATTTTGCTGTGATCGACAAAGATCTAGCTGATCTTGGTGGAAACACCGCTCAACAAAGACTTGTTGAAGCCGCAGCTCACATCGAAGGTATGTCTCAAAAAATGGCAGAAACTTTCATTTATGGTAACGGCGTTACTGAAAAAGAAGCGTTTACTGGTATTGCTGCGAGATTCAATACTCTTTCTACCGACAAAACAAAATCTGGTTCTCAGATTATTGATGCTGGTGGAAGCGGTGTTGACAATAGCTCAATTTACATCGCTTGTTGGGATCCAACAGTTGCTCACTTGATTTACCCTAAAGGTAAAAAAGGTGGTCTTCAAAGAATTGATGACGGCGTTGTTGACGAAAGAGACGGCGATGGCAATGTTTACAAGGCTTACAGAGATCACTTTAAATGGGATCTTGGTTTTGTCTTGAGAGACTGGAGACAATTTGTTCGTGTTGCGAACATTGATGTTTCTGATCTTGCAACCGCTGGTGCTTCTGGCTACTCTGGTCCAGACTTGGTTAATCTTTTAATCAAAGCTGTGAACAAGTTAAAGTTCCGCAACAAAGGTAAAATTGTTATCTATTGCAATAGAACTGTTCACACAGCTCTTGAGCTTATTGCTGCGAATAAAACTAACACTCACTTTACTTCTAAAGAAATTGGTGGCGTGGATGTTCTTTCGTTCAGAGGCTACCCTATCCGCTTATGTGATGCTATCACAGACGCAGAAGATAGAGTTGTTTAATTATTA